CTTAGAAACCGACAAGACATTCAGCAATTCGATTTCGGCAGAGTTGAAAGCCGCAGGGCTTCCCGCCGCGTTCGGGATGACTACCCGCCGAATCATCGACGGCAAGGTTCAGAAAGGACATTCCCGCGCCTTTGCCATCGACGTAGACGAATCCCAGCGATCCACCGTTCAATCGGTACTTGATGCACACGCACCGCACTTCGACCATGCCGATAAAAAGATAGCGGAAGCCAAAGCCGAAGCCCGTAGACGCATAGACGCAATAGCTCCTTTGTGGAAGCAAGTTAATACTGTGAGGGAAAACCCTAGTGACCCTATGTTCAAAAAGATTGACGCTATTAGAAAAAAGTCAGATTTAATTGAGGCACACCTAGCCACACTAACGGATGGCGAGGCTGGTAAGTACGACATTGAAAACAGCCCACTTTGGGACTAGTCCGATTGTTATTTGAAACAAAAAAGGTGACGCACGTTGGCAAATCATGACTGGTCTGTAAAGGCGTTAAGCAGGAATGCACACGTAATAACCGTTTTGGCAGATTGGAGAAGGCCGGGCTTTGAATTTGATGCCCTTCTGACTTCAGATTGGCATTATGACCACCCAAAATGCAACCGAACATTATTAAGGAAACACCTCGACCAAGCCTTAGAAAAAAAGGCTCCCGTATTTTGCAACGGTGACGCTTTTTGTGTCATGCAGGGAAAGAAGGACAGACGGGGTAGCAAAGGCGATGTTAGACCAGAACACATGGTTGCTGATTATTTTGACGCGGTTCCAAGATCAGCGGCTGAAGAGTTAGCGGAATACGCTCCTGTATTAGCGGGTTTTGGTTACGGAAATCACGAAACAGCAATCATAAAGCACAATGAGACGGATGTGCTTCGGTCATTTGTTTCCACGCTGAACCAAGAACACGGTGCAAAAGCGTTTTTAGGTGGGTATGGCGGCTGGCTTTTCTTTCGATTTGTGAACCCAAAAAATCCAAAGGAAATGATGACAAAACGAATGAAGTATTTTCACGGTTCTGGCGGTGGTGGAATCATGTCAAAAGGTACGCTGACCAATGTTCGGCAAGCAGCAATTTATCCTGATGCTGATATTGTACACAAAGGTCACATTCATGAGTTGTGGGAAATGACTCTGATGCAGGAAAGCGTTACATCTCAGGGGCGCGTATACCATAAGACACAAAAGCACATCTGTACATCGGCTTATAAGGAAGAATATGGCGATGGTGCAGAAGGTTGGCACATTGAACGCGGCGCACCACCAAAACCACTAGGCGGTTATTGGCTGAAATTTCAGGTAGACAAACGAGCCAGAGCGCAGGAGATGTTTATATCAGCTACTCAAACCGTTTGATGCGTTACATATACCCCACAGAGGCCACAGGATCGCCGCAGACGAACGCAAACAGTTTTTCCATATACTAATGCGGAAATGTATTGGCGTTGCCTACGGTCAATTCCTAGTGTTCTCCCGCGCGTTTCTACTTGGTCGGCGTATTTGCCTGTCCTTCTGATACAAATATGCCTCGCGTCTTACCGATCTCTTGCATTATACGCAAGGTGACGTCAAGGTGGTGCAAGGTCTTTGAGTCGGACCCTCGCTTCCGTAGGGCGTGTTTGACGTAGATGTACACGATGATGTCCACCCACTCACGGGCTGAGACATCGAACTTGTCCTCTATCTTGTCTATTATGGCTAGGAAGCGGGGTAGTCGATCTTCTGGTTTCATTTTCTGTTTAGTTTAACTGAATAGGTTATCTTGAAAAACATTGAAATCAATATAGGGTATGCAACGGCTCCAATGCTCACGATCTCACTGACACCTGCGGCAAGCATGATGCAAAAGGCGGTAAGGGCCATGAACATTTCGCACCCTACGACCGACCAGAAGAACGGTATATCTTTGGAGTTGATCGAAGCCCACGACAAGCCGCAGAACACAGCAGACAGCAACACCGCAACGAGGAGGAATATCATTTGCTCACCTCTTTTGGAGGTTCCTGTACAGGGGAAGACGGTAGATCCTCGTACCTAATCCCCTTCTCCGTACTGGACTCCGGTTGGGCGGGAGGAAAGGAACGATCAAGAAGATTAATTGCCTGCTCTAATTGGGTACTGGCGTATAAAAGGTCTGTTTTAGGCGGGGTGATTTGCCTTAGCGCATTAAATAGGTGATTACGTACAACAGACGGCACATATATCCATTGAGGTGTCGGTATCGTGTGACGTACTGCGACCAATGCCATTCTAATGAGCGACTTCGCTTTATTTACATCAATCACCATCATAGTAGCAGGATGGTATTCTGCGGGATCAGAGTATTCGTTGACCTCTCGGTTGTACCAATCCCAATCCCCTCCCTCCTTCTCCGTACTAGAAGCATCTTCGATGCGTTGATCCGTAGGATCGGACTCCGATTGGGCGGGGTGTATTCCCTTTTTAGTTGCATATCCCTCTGGAAGCCCAAGCGTATCGCGTAGATTCTCCCACAGTTTGTACTGATCGCCAGTACCACCGACTAATTCCCACCGCCCTGCCTCGTAGAGAGCAAGTGCAGACTCCCTCAACCCCTCACCATCAACGGGAGCGGATTGGAATAGAGATAACAAGTCAGATACCAGTACCACGCTACTTTTTACATATCCGGTTCCATTACAACTTTCACAAGAGGGCGCAGGGTATTCTCCACCTTCCATTCCGTTGCCAAAACACCAGTTACAAGTATCATCCATTTCAAAACCATGCTCTTCGAGGTCGCACCATTTTTCCATGAACTGAAGGGTTAATCCCTCACCATCAGGCTTCGCAACGTCATCGGAGATGACTTGAGGCGGGACGGGGTTTCCAAACCACTCTTCAAACTTGGCATAGGCATCTTCTTTCTGCATCTCCCAAATCGGATCAGATCCCCGCTTCCGCAAGGCGTGTTTGGTGTATATGTACATCATAACATCCACCCATTCGCGGGCAGAGATGTCAAACCTGTCTTCGAGTTTGTCAACTACCGCCAAGAAATGTGGTAGTCTTTTGTCAATATCGCTTATCATTTATCTTTTTTATTTTTAAGATCACCCACCGCTTCAAAGCCGCAACAATACTTCGTTGTTCGTTTGTCGTGCGCGGCTCATCAGGAGCAAGGCTTTGTTCTGTCCAATGTAATTTCATGCTTCATCCCACATCAACAGGTTGTCAATACGTACCCCGTACAGCAATGACATTTTCATCAGAACGCGCAGACTCGGCGTGAGCTTGCCTTTTTCATATCGGCAAAAAGTGTCTTTATGCACTTCCAACTTCCGCGATACATAATACTGCGACCACCCATGTTGTAGGCGTAGTTGCTTGATGTATTTCAGATCAATCATTGTATTTTTGCCTCGTATATGTCAGCCAAGTCATCCAGCCCAGCGGCCCGCATCACTCGAATCGAATCGGCGGTTATCCGCGACCCCTGTTGAATGTTCTCCTGATACGGCACGAACTCCAAATTCATTTCCGAGCCGATGATGGCGGGGTCAATGTCGAGCGCGAAGCCCCGTGAAACGGGGATGATGTGGTTGCACGTGTACCCGGCTGGGCGTGAGCCGAGATTTGTCTTTGATATCTGCGTGTGCAGTTTAACGGTGTGCTTGTAGGCGGCATACCGCTTCGCCCGTGTTCCTTTTTTCATACGTTAAGTTTCCAATCTGGGTTCTCAACATAGATGCGCCTAACTATCCATTCGTGAAACTTTTTTGGCTCCTGCTCCAAGAGGCCCCGCACCGCTTCGATGGCTTCCTTTATATTGTCAGCCTCCACGATGTTGTACGTGTCATCGTGAAAGCCTAAAATATCCCAGTATTCAAATGCGATTAAATATGTGTTCATTTCGTTTCTCCTATTAAGTATTCGTTTAGTAATGTTAGGGCGTGGTCACAACCATAAGCAACGGCGCAATCATACCCAGCCGCAGACAGCCGTTCCAGCCAATCCTTCTGGCTGGGCGTGAGCCGACCCTTTGGCTTCACCCGCTTCATCTCAATGAACAAACCGTGTTTTCCAGCGACAGGTATGGCGGCAAACACATCAGGCACACCAGGCTTTAGACCTTCGGCCTTCATCCACCGTCCCTGCCGGGGTGTTCGCTTCGCCGCGTTTGGTATAGCGAATACGTTTTGTAGCCGCTTGTCATTGCGTGCGCGGATTTCTACGATCTTGAAAAACATGACTTGTTCCTGGTGTTCGGTCATTGTGCCTTTAGGTGGTTGATATTGCCGCGCATCGTTTTCATTTGAAATCAGAAGGTCTAATGTCGTAATGGTAAGCACTCTCAAACCTGCGTCGCATGACAAATCCAGCGTTGAATAAGTCTGTCAAGGAGGGAGAGACCGACGATTGTGGAATATCCAAGATCGAAGCGACACCTTGAGCGCTAATGGGTGCCCTGATGGCAACCGTTTGCAAAATGCGATCTACCTGCGTGTCCTTTCGTGGTGCGCTCTTGGATTGATAAGCACCGACAAAAGACCATCCCGATGGGTGCAAAACCTCGCGGAGATATGCCACTCTTTTGCGCGAAGGCACTTCGGGTTTTGGCTCGGTTTCACCTTGAAGATATTTGAGAATGGCTAGAAGTTCTTCGGCGGTGTCGGCCTTGATGGTTCCGACCTGTTTATTTTCGATTGTGATCATTTGAGTTTCTCGATTAAATTGGACACTTGTTCGGCGTTGGCGGTCTTCGCTTGATCAATCAAGCCATCCTGTTCGTTCTCCGGCTGACGCTTGATGAGCGACCACAGATATTTCTTCTGCTTGTCGGTTGGCGCACCCATCGGCGGGCCGTTCTGTTGGCTGATGGCATTAGCCACCTCATCAGCGGAAGCGTATTCCGTTCCTGCAAAACCACAGGCGGCAAGGGCGCGGCCTATTGCTGATGTCTCAGCATTTTCAAGGGCCGATGTTTTATTGATGTTGGACGATCCACGCACTTCTTCGCCGTGTCCCGTTCCAATGATGCGCCCATCTGCATCAGTAATAATGGCGCGAATAATGACGCTCCGTTCATCGAAGTGATGCAACTGGGTTTCAATACCCCAGCCCGCGTCTATCTTACACAGCTCCCGAAACTCGGTGACACGCAGAGCAACCGTCTTGTATTGCTTGCCGTGTATGTTGACAATTCCTGAATCCTTCTTAGCCATCTTGTTTCTCCTAATTTTTATTCCAACGGAAACGCCGATTTTCGGGCCTCCAATAGTGTTCGTCGCATAGCCAACCGGGAAAGCGTTCTTCGCCCGTCAGCTCATGATTGCAACCCTTGTGAGCGCAGGGCCATACGGTATCATCCACAAACTTCTTCGGTTGTGGCACTTCGCGTATTTCGTTGGCCTCTGGGTTATTGGCCATCATCTCGTTGATGCGCTCACGCCGTTGGTCAAACCATTCATTATCAATGCGCGTGGCCTCCTGCTCTTCAGGAGTTTTGCGGTAGTTATTCATTGTAGCGGCGGTAGCGGGTGACGTATTGAGACAATGCCGCAGACAACACGTTGGAGATGGTTTCGTCGTGGCCTTCTTCCCTGCGTTTTTGCATAATGGTTTTCGCCGCTTTGATTGTCTCCATTGGTACGCGCCCCGATACGCGCCCGCGATGCGGAATATATTCCTCTTGGACGCTAAACCTAGATGCGTGGTGGTCATTGACTGCGGCAACTATATTGCCTCCCGCGTCATGTTCGTCGCAGAAAAAGGGATTTCCAGATACGGGATTATCACAGCGTATGCACTTCATCATTTCGCTACCTCAAAAAATTTATATGTGTATGTCTTGCGTTGGTATGGCCCAGCATATACTGAACCGGTGCAGACCAATTTTCCCTCTTTTGCCAAGTCTGAAATGGCTCGACGAACAGAAGTGATTGGTGTTTTGCTTCCTAAACAGGCGTGAATTTGCCAAGCGTGAATGGATCGTTCAGGCATTGTTTGAAACAACGCCAAAATCCGCTGTAATTGCGTGGTCGTAGATGCGCGGTGCAATTCGAGTTTGCCGCCCGTTTCGCTGGTAGTGTTATAGTACACGTTTGTTCTCCAAGATTTTAGTGGCACGTTCAAGGGCTGACACGCGGAAAAACGCCGAGCGGGTGCGGTCTTCAACCTGCGCCGCCGCGTCAATCTTCGCGAGATCAGAAAGCGGAATCATTAGACCCACCATCTTATCGTTGGATTTATCTTTGATTTTCTTGCTCATTATTTCGTTTGATGATGATTGTTGAAATGGAATCTTTGATGGCGAACCACGCAAAGAAAGTGATTGTGCCGCCAATAAACATGAGGCCCACTATTGCGAGCGTGTAAATGAAGGCAATAAATACGGTGGTCATACTTCTCCAATTTGGTTACACCCGAAAAGCCCGTGACCGAAAAGGCCACAGGCGAAGCGGTCGTGTTGTTTTAAAGTTTATCTTGCCGCGTCAACATATACAGAACCCTTTGAAGGAAATTCAAGCGTCACATTATATACAAAATCTTGTTTGATTTGAACCAATCCCAGATCGATCAAGTGCGCGGCGGCTTTCCAATCTCTTGTTCCACCTCGTTCTACTGATCCTAGCCCTCCCGTGTATATGTGTGCTTGTCCGGTATCAACTATTGATTTCAAAATTTTATGTTCTGTCTTCGTCATCGTCGTGTTTGACCCCTTTTGTTTGGTTACATTTATATAATACATTGAAACTATTTAATAACCAAATACAAACACAAATATATAGATCACTACCCTCCATACGAAAAAAACCAGCGTGTCATATGTCATATATGATATGACATACGCCAAACTTGTAATGTGTAACGCGACCCATTACACGTTACAGACTAGACCTTTGCAGCCCTCCGATTGAAATGATTTAATCAACACCAATCAACAAAAACAACAAACATCGCATCTCCTGCCATATAGCGAAATAATGTGGCGGCGTAGTTGTTGCGTTTATTCGCAAAACCTGTCAATATCCCAAATTCCTGAAATTCCTGAAATTCCTGAAATTCCTAAAATTCCCAAAATCCCAGAAATCCCAGAAATCCCAGAAATCCCACCGCCCTTTTTTCCCTGCATCTTATGTTGATGCGGTGTATATTGGCTTCACGCGATGGGTCTGGTAAGGTCTTTCCCTGAATAGCGTTAACAGATTTCTTCGCTCGGCCCCGCAAGTAACCTTACTGCTTCGGGGTCGGGCTTTTTTTTGGTTGAACATTATGGCAGATACAAACCCCTGGATGAAGTGGTGGGTTGGCGATTGGCGAAAAAACCCAAAGGTGCGTTTGCTTTCCGCAGAATCGAAGGGCGTTTGGCTCGAATGTTTGTGCGTCATGCACGAGCTGGGAACGTATGAAATCGGCGGTACGATTCGTGAGCTGGCAAAGATGGCAAGCGTCGATTCTGATGAAATGGAACGCAGTATTTTAGAGCTGGAAAAATACGGTGTGGCAGATGTGGAATGGGACAGGTCACAAAATGTCCCATCATTATCCCTCGTTTCTCGTAGACGAAAAAGGGAAGGCGAAAAAGCCTCATACGACAGGGAAAGGAAGAAAAAGTACCGGGATTCAATAAAAGAAAATGCGTTGTCCCAATCATGTCCCACAAATGTCCCCCTATCTGACTCTGTTTCTGACTCTGTTTCTGTTTCTAATAAAAGAAAAAAGGTGAAAAAATTGGAAGTCGAAACCCTGTATCAGCACTACCCAAAGAAGGTTGGGAAACGTGCTGCCCTCGTAGCTATAACGAAAGCCCTTGAGCGCATCGCCGGCCGCGTAGAAGATCCCGTAAAATGGATGGATGAGCGCGTGGCCTTATTCGCCCGCTCACCAGTTGGGCAGGGTTCGTTTTGTCCGCACCCATCAACGTGGTTTAATCAGGATCGATTTGATGACGATGTGGGTGAATGGCAGAAGACCGAGAAAAAGGAAAGGCCGAAATGGGGCGAAACCGACAAGGTGGCCAAGTCAAGATCCTGTTGCGTCTGCGGCGGCAAGGCCACCCATTCGTATCAAACAAAAAACTATTGTGAACAACACGATCAATACTCAAAATGAATACAGCTCAGAAGATCAGACAAGCGAAAACGGTGGTATATTGGATGCGTCAATTTCAAAAGAAAGGGGATCAGGCATTGCCCCGAATGAAGGAGGAAATTTTTTGGCACATTATCAAAATCGTTTCTCAGGAATCGGGTGTTGATTTTGACGCTATTTTAAAGCCTGGCAGACAAGAATACCTAGTTTGTGCTCGTTTTGTGTTTATCCTGCTTCTGCGTGAATACACCCACAACACGTTTAGCGAAATTGCTTTTAGCGTTTACGGCAGGGATGGCCGACATGACAACGCTTTCCACGCCTGCCGCAGGGCATCCGAGCGCATCAATCAAGAAGGTTATTCGGATTATACCTCCCTGTACCACGCTGCTATTGAGCGAATTGTATATCCAAAACGGCGATATGTTGCCGAGGTTGCACAATGAGATCAGCCCAGTTGAGCATCACGGAAGACGGTGATCTGTGCATCTCGCTTGAATCAGAATCCTTTGTTTTTGATAAGTACACCTTACTGGAACGCTTACACCAGGCTCCCTCAAGTTTGCGCATGGTCGATTGTCTTGCGATCAGGGCAAGGCGCAGGAAGGGCGTAAGCGTGTCCGAGATTGCCAAGCAGTTTGGCGTTCATGTGCGCACCGTCTACCGCGTCACTTCCCCGGATTGGAAACTGTAATTGATGAAAATGCTTTTTTGCATTTGCTTTCTTATCTTAAATAATGGAGCCAATAAAAAAAGTTGATATTCTGCCGCCCGCCCGCGTTCCGTCAAATGCACCTGCGCAGAAGCTCCGCAATTTGAAATTAAACCATATATGGGTTATGAAAGCAATTCTGAACAGATTGAAGGAAGCAAGCTCATGGGCGGGCGTAGCTATTTTAGGCGGTTTATTCGGTCTTGAAGCCGAAGAATCAAACATCATTTGGCAGGTTGTCACAGCCATCGCCGCCGCCGTTGCTATTTTCCTCCCTGAAAACGGCGAGACGAAGACGGAAACGAACGACTGATGCCAAAATTTGGGACACGTAGCAAAGCCGTGTTGTCCGAATTGCATCCTGATCTTCAAAACGTACTTGCCGAAGCCATCAAGGTGGTAGATTTTATATGCTATGAGGGCCACCGCTCACATGAGCGACAACAGCAGTTGTTTGATTTGGGCAAGAGCAAGGCGCGACCGGGACAATCGAAGCACAACACGACACCATCAGAGGCCGTTGATCTTTGGGCGTACCCAATAAACTGGGACGAACTTCAACAACAGACCTATGTTGCTGGAATCATCATAGGCATCGCTCATTCGATGGGCGTAGCAATGCGCTGGGGCAACGATTGGGATCAAGACGGTGATACCCGCAACAATGGATTCGATGACCTGCCACACTTTGAGTTGATGTAATGAGCAAAACCAGTAAAATATCAGACCTGACGTTTGATCCTAAAAATGCGCGTGTTCGCACCGCAAAGGGTGAAGCCATGATTCAGGAATCGTTGCAACAAGTGGGCGCGGCGCGTTCAATTGTCATCGACGAAAACGGGGTCATCTTAGCCGGGAACGGTACGGTTGAAGCGGCTGGACAAATCGGTATCGACCGCGTGAAAATCATCGAGGCTTCAGGTGATGAAATCATTGCCGTTCGTCGTTCGGGTCTGACAGACGAGCAGAAGAAAAAACTGGCGTACTACGACAACCGCACAGGCGACGAAGCCGAATGGGACATGGAGCAGATCGCCGCCGATCTTTTAGGTGGGTATGATTTCCTCGACGAACTATTCGACGAAGTAAGCGACCTTGATCTTAAAATGCCGACTGATCTTGTCGCAGAAAACAAAGATAAGCCTGCAACACTAAAAATAACATTTGAAAGTGAATCTGACCTTTTATCTGCACAGTCTGAGGTTGAAAGTATAGTGTCAAAATACGAAGGCGCAACATTTTCAGTCAGCATGGGTGAGCTTTGAAACTTAAAAAAAACGGGGCAGATCCGATCCATGCGCTCAATAAACTTTTAACGGTATAAAAGATGCCTTCACAATACACAAAAGCGCAGTTCATGAAAGCGGTACAAGGAAGCGGCGGGTACGTTTCTTTAATTGCCGAGCGCGTGGGGTGCAGTATTCCCACCGTATACGCTTGGAAAGACAGGGATGATGATATTTTTGAGGCCATAAACAAAGAAAAGATCAAGCAAGTCGATCACGCAGAAGGCAAACTTCAATCGTTGATTCAAAAGGAAAACCCGACAGCGATCATCTTTTACTTGAAAACTCAGGGCAAAGATCGTGGATATGTCGAGCGGCAGGAAGTCGCAGGCGTAGCCGAAAGCCCATTGTCATTCAAGTGGACTGAAGGAGATGATTGAGATGAAATTAACTCCAATGTGGGGATATGAAGACCCACCCACGCCAAAGGGCTTGAACTGGGAAGACATACAAGTCGGCGGCTGGTATCGCTACGAGGAAACACCGTCATTTACCTGTCGCAAGGTGGATGCAACCACCTACGAGCAATGGAGCCATAATTCCCTTTTTTGTGGTCGAAGAAGCGTCACGATTCTGATGAAGGGATGTTACCATCCATGTAGTGGACTTGGACGAAAGTGATTGAGATCAACAAAACATATTTGCCCGCTTCAAAGACCTCGTGCCATTACCGTGTTCTCGGTGGCGGTGCGGGGTCTGGCAAATCTGTATTTGTTGCCCAGAACATCCTCCAACGTGCCGCCGAACAGGGGCGCAGGATCTTGGTGGTGCGCAAGACCGCCCGAACGCTCAGACATTCGACGTTTCAACTGTTCCTCGACATTCTTAGCGCGATGAAGCGCACTTCAATGGTGCGGGTTCACAAGTCAGAGATGCGACTCGATTTCCCGTCAGGCGGGGCCATTCTTCACGCTGGCCTTGATGACGCGGAAAAGATCAAGTCTATCGCCGAGATAGATGACATATGGGTCGAAGAAGCCACCGAGATCAGCAAGCTCGACGCGCAACTGCTCGACCTGCGCCTGCGTGGTAAAGGGTGGCAGCAGATCACGTTCACCTTCAACCCAACTGTTTTGGCGAAGTGGATTCGCACTTGGTTGGCTGAACGCACCGACACCGACAGCCCTCACGCAGAAGATGTATATGTCCAATTCACCACCGCCGTAGATAATCCGTGGGCGGGTGATGAATATATCAAGCGATTGAAGACGCTACCCAAAGACCTCCGCGAGGTATACTTGAAAGGCAAATGGGGCGAAGCCCTGCGTGGTCTGGTGTACCCTGATTACACCGTCACCGATACTGCGTGTGAACCTTCGTTCTATGGCCTTGACTTTGGATTTAACAACGCCACCGCATTGGTGGGCATCCAGAACGCCGACACCGCGATGAGACTGGATGAGATTCTGTATGAATCAGGGCTGACAAATACCGATCTTATTCGGCGCATGGAAACGCTCATCAAAGACAAGAGCGTCCGCATATACTGCGATGCGGCAGAACCCGCACGAATCGAAGAACTTTCCCGCGCAGGATTCAACGCGCACCCGGCAGACAAGAGCGTCAACGATGGCATTGATACCGTCAAGCGATACCATCTAGAAATCACACGCACAAGCCAACACCTGCTGAACGAGGTGCGCGAATACCGATGGGACGAGAACCGCCGCACAGGCGAGCTTCTCGACAAGCCCGTCAAAAACCGGGATCACGCAATGGATGCAATGCGCTACGGCATCCACACCGAGTTGGCAGGCGCACATCATACTTTCGGCCTTTGGGGCCAATAAACCTATCAAAAAAATGCTCATTAAAAAGCCTGATATATATTTGCTTGACGGTACAACAAAGGGGTTAAGCCTGAAAAGCCCAACCCTCAATGATGTGTTTGGTTATGACACCAATGACCGTAAGGCTGATATGAGTATACAGCAAGCATATACCCAGCAGGGTTGGTACAAGCGATGCGTGGATGTGTTAGCCAATAGTCTGGTATCTATGCCGTGGAACGTGTACCGCACGAACTCGGAAGAACCGATTTGGTCAAGCGGTCAAGAGATCCCCGATGAATTGCAATGGTTTCAGCCCGACGATATTTTGTATCGGGTTGGGGCTTCTCTTGCTTTAACTGGTGCGGCTTTCGCAATGAAAGAGGGCGAAACCAGAGCAAATGGTCAATTTACATCCGTAACAGGGCTGAAATATATTGCGCCAAAAAACATAAAAGTGGTGACGGAAAAGGGCAAATATGGGCCAGACAAATACGGTCAATTCCAATTTTTCAAACGCACCGCAAACGGAAAAGACTATTTTATCCCAAAGGAACTGATCGCACATTTTTTTGCGCCCGATCCGTATATAGAACAGGGGCCGGGTTCATCTTTGGGTTTTTCTGCCCGTACAGGAGCGCAAATCCTTTCCGATCTCGAATCCTTTTCCAGCGACCAGTTGCGCAATGGCTTGATCAAACAACACGTATTCGTTGCCGATAAGGATGCTCGACCGCCATCAACCGAACAAATGGACAAGTGGAGGCGGTGGATTGTTCGTTTCTTGTCTGGTGCAAAGGGTACAGCTCCCGAAATAATGCAAGGTTTGGACACCAAAGAAATTGGATCTTCTCTTGCCGATTTGCAATCAAACGCATTGTCAAAAGATGCAAGGGAAGCAATCACTACGGCGTTTGGGATACCCTTGTCATTGGTAATGTCCAACGCCTCAAACTACGCAACCGCTCAAGCCGATCAGATCAACTTTCAGACCATGACCAACATTCCCCGCGCTAAGTTGTGTCAACGGGTTTTGAACAACCAAGTTTTTGCCGATTTGGGTTTGAGAATTGAAGCAAACCCTGCTCGCTTAGAAGTTTTCCAAGCGGCCGAATTGCAAAAAGCGCAGGCGGTAGCCGCCCTTTCTCCCGGTCGCGTCTTTGTGACCAGAAAGAAGTTCACGGAAATGATGGGCTGGCAATACAGCCCCGAAGAAGAAGCCGAACTGGAAGCACTAGAGAACCGCCCCGCAAACCCGTCTCCTGTTCGCTCTACGCCACGCGAAGTCAAAACCGATGTGGTAGCATGGCGCAGAAAGATCAAGACACATGGGCGCAATGTGGCCTTCTCTCCTGATGCTCTGAATGAACACGAATCGTCTGTGATCCGTGAGCGGCTGATGGATGACCTGCCGTTGGATGAAGTCTTTGCCCCGCCATATGTGGGTTTTTAGAGGGTAGCGTCCACGCCGACCACGCACCCGGAAGAAAGGCTTTAAAGCCGCTGGCATCATCAAAAAAAGAGCGCAACGAACACGCGCAGACCATTGAGCGCATGAGGGCCAAGTTGAAGCCCGATGCCACGAAAACAATCTTGGCGGTGTTAACCCGTCAGGTGACAGCCGCAGCCGATGCAGTTGCTACGGGCGATAGCGTAAGCGAAGCCATCGACGCGGTAAAAATGAACAAGGCACTTGCAAAGGTTTGGAATCAAGCTATTCCCGTCTTTGCAGGTGCTACGTTCAATGCCATTGAAAAGACGCTGAAAGGCTACGGAGCCGGTGAAATTGTCGATTGGGCCGAATCCGCTGATGATCTGATTGCAACTATTGGAGCCGAAAAAGTTTTTTTGATAAACAAAGCCACCGAAAATTATATTCGCCGACAGATGCGCATAGGCGTTCAGGAAGGATTGGCTGTCAAAGAAGTGGCTGACAAAATCCGCGAGGAATGGGACGAAAAATCATTAAACGGCTTGACCTACGGGGCTAATCGTGCCGAGCGCATAGCATCAACCGAACTGGTGGGCGCATCAAATTACGGGTCTATCATTGGAGCAGAATCGACGGGGCTGGACTTAGAAAAAGTTTGGCTCACGGCTAATGATAACGTTGTTCGAGATTCGCACCGAGAAATGAACGGAAAATTTGCAAATCTGAACGAAGCCTTTTCAAACGGTATGCAATACCCCGGCGACCCGAATGGCGGCGCGGCAGAAGTAATACGGTGCAGGTGTACAATCTATCATAGAGTAATCAAAAAATGACATACGATAAATCTAAACAATACAAAGATGCTTTTTTCTGGTTATTGGGGGTCTTTTGTGCGGTTTCCCTTACCGCCGCATCGTGGTCATTAAACGAAACGGCAAGACTAACAAGCAGAGTTGACGTAATAGATGACAGCAGATTCACGAAAGAGGATGCTTTGCGCCTTGAAATACAACTCCGCAGGGAAATGGTATCAGCCGTAAATGAGATAAAAGATTGTTTAGTGGCGTTGCAGTTTCAGGAGGAATGCCAATGATATATCGCTACAAATACACCGATAAGAAAGGCGGCGAAATTGAGATTGATCACCCAATGAAAGACGATGCGCGAACCGAACACGCGGGCCGACCAGTTCAGCGCATTTTTGAAGGTGGCCGACACATCATTTTTAAGGGTCAGGGTTTCTATTGCACCGACTACAAAGAGAAAAAATGAGCAACGACAAACCAGCATACGACGCAGAACGCCAACGCTTTCTTGAAGAGGTAATGCACCTTGCGATGAAGGTTTGGGATGGAGAATTGGCAGAAATTCGCTTGATGAAAAATAGAAATGGAGCGTCCGTATTTTCAACGGAGCGAATGTACCACAGCGTGAAATTGATTAAATGAGAAAATAATCCTTATATTCTAAAGTGTAGCGCGTTCCTACCTCTCCGCGCTATAACGATCAGGATGACCGCTTCTGCGTTATTTCTCCGGCGCAGGAGCGGTTTTATCCTACTCAACATAAAATTTCCCACCAACTGGGGCCAATGTTTCGCTTTTGCGGAGTATGGCCCCTTTTTGCATTTATGGAAGATCCCGGAAAAGTCGAACACGACGAAATTCTTGTTGCCATCGGCGGCGAACTGAAGGCCATCGGCGAAAGCCGCATCGGTGGCATGATTGTCAACTTTACGGGGCCAGAAGACCCCGATCTTGTAGGTGATTATTTCGCCAAAGACACCGAGTTTGGCATCCACGAACAGCTTCCCGTCTACTACGATCACGGTATGAACCCCGCCTTCGGAAAGAAATCCATTGGCATCGGCACGATCAAGCGCATGGATGCGGGCCTTTGGTTCGAGACTGAACTGGACAAGGCCGATGAGTTTGAGCAACACATCCTTGAGTTGGCCCGAAAAGGAAAACTTCGTTCATCCTCTGGGGCCGTTGGCCATTTAGTGGATCGCATCAAAGACGGAAACACATACAAAATCACAAGCTGGCCACTCGGCGAATTGTCGCTAACCACCCAGCCAGCGGGAGGCATGGCAACTACTGTGATGCCTCTTAAATCCCTATTTCCAACCGAACCCGATCACGAGACGGAACAGGCAGAGGCGGTACAGGCCATGACCGCGCCAACCGTAGAGCAAGGCGAAGTTGAAAACACAGGCGGCGCAGAGCCGCAGACAACAGCCAAAGCGGTTGAAGTCACTAAACATCCAATCCAAGAGGATAACATCATGGCCGAAGAAGCCAAAAACACATCCGAGGACGCTTTAAAAAACGTCAACGAGATGATCGAAAAACTACACGCAAGACTTGACGCGACGGAAGCGAAAGCCGCTGAACCTGTTCAAGAAGTCAAGTCAGTCGTGGAAACAGGAGCCGCACCTACAATCATTCGCAATATCGGTAACAGTCAGAAAGCCGCGTTCGGCCATTGGCTACGCACCGGAGACGTAGGCGGTGTAAAACATTTGATTACAGGCGAAAACCCTACCGGCCCAATCGTTGAAATCAAAGCGAGCAATGCCGCAGATATGACAGCCGGTGTGGCCGCTGAGGGTGGCAATACCGTCACGGATGATATGTTCGGGACAATTATTCGCCGCCGTGACGAGGCATCTATTGCATCACAGCTGGGCGTTACTTCATTCACAGGTACAGGCACTACGCTTGATGTGCCGATTGATAATGAAGGTGACTCTGAATTTGTTTCAACAGCAGAAGCTGCCCAGTATGATGAGGACTCTCCGGCAATCGGTCAACTCGTACTGACAAAAACCAAGTATTCCAAGCGGACGTTGATTTCCAACGAACTGCTTGGTGATTCTTCGGCTGATGTGATGAATTACATCATGGATCGTGTTGCGCTGGGTTATGCAAAAACCGAAAATGAACTGCTAATAAATGCGGTTAAATCAGGTGGGACGCAGTTCAAAGCCCTTGCAGGTGCAGCAGCAATTGCCGTTGACGAACTCGAAGATGTCGTATATAACGATGACAATGCGTTTTATTTGGACGACTCGGGATCTGTTGCATGGGTAATGAAACCATCAACGCTGAACGCTATCGCAAAACTGGACGATGCTAACACGCGCCGCTACGTTACCAACACGCAGGACACACCGGGGCCGCTCGGCTACCGCGCTGTACTGTCAAACAAGTGTGACGCAATCGGAACAGGCAACAAGCCCGTCCTATTCGGTAACTGGCGTTATGCAGCGAAGTTTGAAGATCCAACACTTCAGTTCCTGCGCGATCCATTCACCCGCGCAGATTATGGTCAGGTCAGGCTTCTTTGGTACTTCCGAACCGCTTTCGGAATTACACAAAGTGCGGCACTAGGCTACGCTGAAAACGCATAGAAACGAAGCCTCTCAGCCCCGTAAGGCTGGGGGGCAATGTTTTGGACATTACCCAAAAAGCGGGTTAAAAAATGACATTGACCGTAACTGTTGCCCCAGCATCTGAGCCGATTTCCACAGCCGAAGCAAAGGAATGGTTGCGTATTGACACGGCAGATTCAAGCCAAGACAATGTGTTGGCTATCCTGATTACCGGGATTCGTAAGCGCGTGGAAAATGCGCTGAACCGCACGTTGATCAACACCACGTATTCGCTCGAATTGAATAGTGATGAGATGATTGGGATGGTAGAACTTCAGCGTGGCCCCGTCTCATCCATTACCAGCCTCACGACCTATGATGATTCATCTGGATCAGAAGTCAGCACAACGGTCAACGCGACAAATTATCAGTTGATAGGATCTCATTTGCTGGTTGAGCGCAATGATGGCTGGGATATAGATCGAACTTATCGGGCTGGAACGGTGGTCTACGTTGCAGGCTACGGCGCATCTTCAACGGATGTGCCATATGATATTCGGATGGCCCTTCTTGAAATGTTGGCTTTACGCTATGAACGACGCGGTGATGAAGACCGTGACGAAATAAAATCTAGGGAAGACCAGCTTTTTGACGATCTATACCACTACAAATTGATCACATGATTGGGAGCCGCCGACATCTTATTACAATACAGAAGAATACGCCCACGAGAGTAAAAGGCGTAAGGGCAGATGTGTGGAGTACCCTCGCCAGCGTTTACGCTGAAATCAAAACCCTCGGCGGTGGTGAGCGACAGGCGGCCGACCAACGCGAGATGGTGGCAACGCATGAGATTACGATGCGCTATCGTGCCAGCGCAGCAGACATTACCCGCAGCCGATACCGCGTAACATTCAGCGGCAAGACCTTCGATGTGCGTGGGGTTGTGCATCCAGATCCTCGCAAGGAATTAACGATTATGCGCGTTCAGGAGGTGGTCACATGATTGATAAGCTATGGAGACGCGCACAGGTGCAGGAGCGTAGCGTAACGCGCGCTCAAGGCGTTAAAACCTCAGATGGGTGGTCTACTATCGACACGGTGTACTGCTCGTTAAAACCGCTGTCAGCGCGTGAATTGAGAATTGCCGATCAGAACGGTGAAATTGTCGACCATGAAATATGGATGCGCTACCGCAATGATTTGGGAGACAGCAACACCGAACTGCTTCCCCGTCACCAGTTAATCATTGATGAACGCACTTTTGACGTTCGGAGCGTAGAGAACGTAGACTTCCGCGACGAATGGACACGCCTAAAAGTTGAGGAACGCACATGATTACCTTCGACGATAAGCGGGCAAGAGTAGATATAAAAAACTACAAACTGAAAGTTACGGACGCAGTACGCGATGCCGTGAACGAAACCGCCATAAACATTGAGGCAAAGGCTAAAAAGAACGTAACCAAACACGGCGAATTGACGCGCCCCGATGGAAAGAAGCGCAAACTGCTAGTTGATACAGGCCTAATGCGGGCATCCATTCACATTGGATTTAGTGAGAACCTTTCAGACCTCAAGGTTTTCGCCGATGGGGACAATCGAAGCAGCGCCGATGGTGTGGCGGGAAGCCGATTGGCGCAAGCGTCTGCGGGCCTGAAGACTGCCGCATCAGTGGCCGTTGGTGTGCATTATGCCAAATATCATGAACTGGGGATTGGCGTAAAGAAAAGACCGTTTTTATTGCCCGCCACAGAAAGCGAACGCGCTGCCCACCGCAGACGCATAAAAGAGGCATTGAAGAAATGAACATCCAAAATCTCGTACAAGATGCCTGTTTTGACAAATTGAACGCGGCCAGCCTCACCGTATACGTAGACCCTGAAGACTCGGACGCGCTACCGTATACCGTCCTGCGTGTCGGCAATGTCAGCGAAGGATTGATGATGAGCAAGACCCATGACGGGTTTTCCTGCGTGGCCTCAATGGTGTCGTGGTCAACATCGCCGAACACGGCTCAGGCAAACGCCGCCACAGGTGTCTCGGCTCTGCTCGACCGGGGCGTAACGTGGTCAATCGCAGGCTTCACCGTTTCGATGGTGCGTCTGGAGTTCATGGGTGACATTGAAGAGGATGCTTCGCGCCCAAATGATACGTACTGGGCCGTTCCTTTCAACGTACGCTTTGAGGTTGAGGAACAATGATTACAGCCTTGTTGATATTGACAACATTTTTTTTGACCTCCTACTGGTTCTACGTGGTGTATAAATCAGAGGAATGGAGATGATAAAAACAAATACAAATTGCGGCCAATTTTTGAAATACAAAAATTTCATGGCCGTGTGCTTCAATTCCAAATTGGAATTGGATTTTTTCATTCCCGGCATACGGGATTTTTCAAACAAAAAAGAACAACACAATGGCTAATTTAGCAGGCCGCGCTTATCTGTGCTATGCCGGAACGTCAGCACCATCAGATGCCGCAGACAATACAGATGGTGCTTATGCGTTAGTTGGTAAAGCAACCGACATCAGCATCTCGCGCTCACGGAACGCAATCGACACATCAACGAAAGACGATGGCGATAACAGTTCATTTATCTCTGGACGCAGGAACGAAACGGTTTCGATCTCTGGGCTTTTCGACCACACCGAAGACGCAGGGTATACTAAACTTTCTGATGCTTTTGAAGCAGCCACAGGTACGGTTTATTTTCTCGTCACATCCGCAACTACGGGAGATACCGAATGGCATGGAAGCGGCGTGATCACCGATCTGTCAACATCGTTTGCAGATGAATCTGCATCTACGTTCACGGCAACCATTCAGGTTTCGGGAGCATTTACGGAAGTTGCTGGATCGTAAAAACCAGCTATTAAATAAGCTCAACAAATGAGCAATTATTTTAAATCATAAGTCAAAAAACTGACATGAAAAACAATCATCCTGAAACACTCGAAATCGAATTAAACGGTGAAACCAAAACCATCAAGCTCGGCCCCGCCGCGTTTAGATTGGCAGAGATACGCCACAAGATTACTTTTTCAATGGCCGATTTATCGAATCCGACACTCGCAACGCTGGCACAGTTGGCGTATGTGGGATGCCTACCCGATGATCCAAAATTGAAGGAAACAGATTTTGTTGTTTCAATGGCAAATTCCGACGAGGGAAAAATCATTTCCTCTGTTGGGGTCGCACTACAACGCATGACGGATGGTCTGACCTTCGGCGAAGACCAGAACGCGGGTGGTGATGATGAGGGAAACGACAAGCCGGGGAAGTGATTTCTTCGGCTTCGTTCCCTGATTTTGATCGCCTCGACGGGCGTTGTGCTTCACTTCTGGGCATGACACCCGCCGAGGTTGATCAATGCTCTTTTCGAGATTTAAACGCCATGATGCGCGGCGTATTGCTTCACCAGCGCGATCAGAACGAAGACAACTGGCGGCGCACCCTTACAATATCGCAGGCAATTATCAACACCGTTTCGCGCAAGCCAAAGCCACTTGATGCCATGTGGCCGAAGCGGGCGCAGAAGAACACGGAGACGATGCCGCTGGCAGAATACCGAGCATGGCGAGATGATGTCGTGCGCAAAATAAAGAGAAAATAATGTCAACGCTGACCACGCTGAACGTCCGAATAGCAGGCGATATTACCGACTTCAATAAGAAGATGACATCGGTGTCTTCTCGCATTGAGAATGTGGGCCGCAAGATGCAGTCGGTAGGAAAGAGCATGACCTTCGGCCTGACAGTTCCGCTTTTGGCGATGGGCGGCGCGATGGTTAAAACAGCATCGGATGCGGCAGAAATGCAGTCGAAATTTGATACTGTTTTTAAAACGGTGGGTGGCGATGTAACGCGAAGTTTGGGCAATTTTGCATCGGCGGCAAATCGTTCTCGCTTTGAATTGATGGGGATGGCATCGGAACTTGGTGATATTATCAAGCCAATGGGTTTTTCAGAGGCCGTTGCTGGGGATATGGCCGTGACACTTACTAAACTTGCGGTTGATCTTGGCTCATTCAACAATATGCCGATGGGCGAGGCGTTGACCCGATTGCGTGGGGCCTTGATAGGTGCGCACGAAAACGTGGCCACCTTTGGGGTAATTATTAACGAAAACACATTGAAGCAAGAGTTGGCGCGAATGGGTGCCGACAAGTTTACAGGGTCATTGAAGGAACAGGCAAAGGTTCAAGCCCGCATGAACCTGATAATGGCACAAACCACCGATGCACAAAATGATGCGGTGCGAACGTCTGGCGGGTTTGCGAATCAGTTGGAGGGATTAAAAAACTCAATCAAGGATTTAGGTATTCAGATTGGGAATATGCTTTTGCCCCACGCTCAAAAATTAGTTGTCGGGCTTCGTGGCATGGTTGAAATCGTCTCAAATCTATCTCCACAAATACAACGGACGGCCCTTGCCGTTGCGGGTTTTGCCGCCGCGTTTGGCCCTGCGGTTTTTGTAGTTGGTGGCTTAGCCAGTAGTATGTCTGCCGTTTTTAATGTTGGCTCTCTGTTGATGGGTTTGTTTTCACCTTTGGGCATTGCAATGGTAGGTATAGGCGTAATCGCCTTTGCCCTTGCTCGAAACTGGGACTCAGTAACGGCGGCCGTGTCGGGTTTTTATGATTCCATTGTAGATGATTTTCAGCCCGCGATTGATCAAATTAAATCTTATGTTGAGAATGTTGTTGATATTGGAGCGTCCATATTCGGAACCCTTTTGACTTGGTGGGATGACAATAGGGACGGCGTTTTCGACAAGGTTGGGGCGATGATGGCCGCCATAAGTGGCGCACTAGGGGCTGGAATAGACGCGGCGTATACCGTTATAAATAAGGGGCTGGGAATAATATCTGGCTTGTGGACTGCTCACGGTGCAGAGATTATCACCATACTGGGCGGCGCGTTCAATCAGACGCTTTTGGTGATCACCAACGCCTTCACGCAGATGGCAAACGTAATAGGTTTGGGAATGGCAATCCTGAAGCCCGGATGGGAAGGTGAATGGACAGCACTTAAAAACATTGTAGACACACAACTCACATACACGAATAACACGGCATCCAATTTTGTAACCACAATAAAGGACACTCTAGACGTAGGCGATGCTGCACTAGACGAAAAATTTGGTTCAACAGATTTCAAGACGCTTGTTGAAGGGGCCATGACAGGCATCACGACCGCTATCACCAACATGAAGACCAGCGGTTTGAGTTTGCTGGGTGACTTTGGGGACGGAGCCAAGAAGGAATTGACGGGCGATGAAAGTGTAGAGTTATCTGCTGAAGATGTAGCAACAGCCTTTGATAATATCAAAACGGCGGTGGGTGATGTTGACGGGCTTAACCCAGCGTTTGCGGTTATCAAGTCGGCGTTGAGTGGTGGAAAGTCGACGGCAATCTTATTTGATTCTGCGTTGAGAGATATTGAATTGGCGGTGGGTGGTGTTGACAAACTCGCTCCATCATTTGCAACTATCAAGTCTGCCTTATCAGGCGGGAAGGTAGACGCTGATGCCCTTGAATCTGCTTTTGGCAATATCGAAACGGCGGTGGGTGATACGGATAAACTTGCTCCATCGTTTGCAACCATCAAGTCTGCTTTGTCTAGCGGGAAGGTAGATGCCGAAGCCCTTGATGCCGCCTTTGGTGACATCGAAACGGCGGTGAATGATGCGGATAAACTCGCCCCATCGTTCCAAACCTTGAGAGATGCGCTTTCAGAATCCAAAACATTCAGCGTCGGTGCGGCGGCAAGCAATGCGGGGCGGTCTATTGGTGGTGTAAAAAATGTTGTTGCAGAGCTTGAGGGGTATAGACCCAACTTTAGCACGTTTATTTCTGCCATAAAAAGCGTAAGTGATGAAGCCGTAGTGCTAACGGGCAATCTGCGTGTTCCGTCTACGCTGGAAATGCCCGAATGGGATGTAGATCCACCTTCAGAAGAGGACATAAACGCATGGGGTTTGTTTGGCTTAAAAGTGCAAAAAGCGTCCGACTACATGGGCGATCTAGGCTCAGATACGGGGCTGGTGGCTGGTGCGTTAATGGACGTAAAAGGAGGGCTAGATGCCTTGTTTGGCTCAAAACTTGGCGGTTGGGCTGATAAAATCACGAAGGCGGCAACCGATGTGGCAGATGTGGTTTTGGGATTTGAAGCATTGCTAGTCCTTTTTAAAGCCGAGACGTGGGATTCAATCATTGATATTTTAGTTGATGTAAAAGATGTCATCAAGTGGATTGTGCTTAAAGTCTGGGGTTGGTTCGATGCTCAAACGGCGGTCAATACCGCCTCACAAGTCAATGACACAATCAATACACTTATGCCGGGCGCAGGCGCAGGAGTAGGTGCAGGAGGAGGCGCAGGCACAGCAGGCACAGGAGGAGGCGCAGGCACTGCACTTGGCCTTGCGGCTACGGCATTGGTTTTTGTTGAATCAATACGCAGATTATTTAAAAAAGGCACTTCACTTGCCGATCTTGGTTTGACATTAGAACAATGGCAGCAAATGGCTTCAGACAGCGGTGTCTTTCTCGGTGGCGCGGGGTGGGCTGATAATCTTAGTGGCGTAGACCTTAGCGGCTGGGGTGATTTCTCTGATATGGGTGGCTGGCAGGGCCGCGCTACTGGTGGTCAAAACGTGTATGTGATGTTGGACGGGCAGACCATAGCGAACGCAACTGTACCTTACATGGCCGAAGAATTAACAGTATACGGGACAAACTACTAATGGCCATTACCATACAAGACGGGGCCGCTGCCGATGTGAACTACATCAAGGAATCATTGGTGTACGAGGACACTATAAATCAGCGCGGCGCGGTGCAGTTCGCCGCCGATGGTTCTTCGCCGCCTTTGGATATTGGCGAGGATGTTTTTCTGGTTGACGTCTCTGATGCATATTTAGAACTTGTCGGCGGTGGCGCATTAGAACTTGTCGGCGGTGGTGAGCTGGGTGTTGTGGCACGAAGTACTTTTTGGGGCGGTACGGTTAACGGCTACGATGAAATTGACATAACCGTTGGCGCATCCACGCACCTGCGCTTCATTTATCGGTGTGTCGATTTTGATCAACTCCTGTCCAAGAGATTGATTCAACGCTCTTTTACGGACAGCACCGCCGGGGAAATTGTCGAAGCTATAATTGCAGATTCCCATTTAGTAGCCGAGGGCATCACGGCGGGAACGATTGCCGCAGGGCCACTAATTGAAAAGAAGGTCTTTAATTGGAGGTACGCAGAAGATTGCATGGACGAAATGGCCGAGTTGACCGGCTTTTCGTGGAACATAGACAAAGACAAAAAGCTCAATTTCTTTCCCCGCGACCTTCTGCGCTCAGCGTATGATATAACAGATGCAAACGCCGACTACCGAAAGATCACTTTCAAGCGTAGTCGCAACCTTTTGAGAACGGTGCAATACGTGCGGGCAGCATCGGAGATCGGCGAAAGTCGCGCAGAAACACAAACAGGGGACGGAAGCAAGAGGGCTTTCCTTGCCGAAACAGCCATCGGTACGGTTCCCACCATTGAGGTTAATACGGGGTCTGGATATGTATCTAAAAACGTTGGCGTGGGTGGTGTCGATACTGGAAAGGATTGGTATTACAACATAGGCGTTAGGGTGTTTTATCAAGACGGTGGAGGCTCAGTATTATCATCCAGCGACAAGGTAAAAATCACCTACGAACCGCGTATTCCACTTATTGTCAGTAACATCAACAAAGACCTTGAGGATGATCGCGCCTTAGTTGAAGCGGGAAATGGAAGATACGAGCATATATATGACGCGCCCGACATTGAAACCCGCGCCGAGGCGATAAACAAGGCCGTTAGCTTATTGGCTCGGTTCGGCAACCTTCAGGAAACGGTACAATACGAAACCGATACAACAGGGCTGGTGGCGGGAACGCTTCAAACAATCAACCTTTCGGCGCATGGCGTAAACGCTGATTATCTTATTGAGCGCATTTCGGCCAACATAAAAGATAACGGATCTTTTCGCTATACTGTTCAGGCTTCGGCCTCTGCCGCCTACGGTCGGTGGACGCATGATTTCAAAGACAAAACACGGCAAGATCGCAAGTTTACCCCGCGCGAAAACGAAACGGTGCTGAATTTACGAGAATCAAAAGATTCAATCACCATGCAGGATTTACCGTCAACAACAAGTTATGCAGGCGCATATACTGTCAACGGCGTAAATACATATATCAATGGATTCCATGTTGGATAACATAAACCCACGCGGCAAAGTTACTGTTCAGGTAATGCGCGAAGGCCGCGAAATACAGCGCACAACGTCTAAAAACATGGTTGTCAACACCGGGCGCGACAGGATCGCCGCCTTGATTGCTGAAGACTCTACGGCGTTGCCCTCACACATTGCCGTTGGTACAGGCACGACAGCTGTTTCGCTTACCGATACCGCAATGGAATCCGAGGTTGAGCGCAATGCGTTTACCACAAAAACAAGTTCATCGGGTGTGGCAACCTTTAAGGCTTTTTTTTCAAAGTCGGATGCCAACGGTAGTACACTAACGGAAGTCGGTTTGTTTGACCAATCTTCTGGCGGTACAATGTTTTGCCATGCTATACTTGGTGTTCCCGTTGTAAAAACCTCGTCTGATTCAGTCATAATATCTTGGACATTAACCTTTGCTGACGCATAATGAGTACCACCATTTTCCCCGAATCAGGCGATCAGATCACCGAAGCGGCGTGGTCTACGCAGAACCAAGCCCTAACGGTTGCTGAACGCTACCGCGTCAGCGGCTACACCCTATCGGCAGGGACGGGCCTTAATGCTGATGTGGCGGCTGGAACGTGCGTTGTCAATGGCTACCACATTGTTAGCGACGGAACGCAGGCGGTCAGCGTTACAGCATCTCAGACCAATTACATTTGGCTCAACGCCGATGGTACACTCTCGGCCAATACGACAGGGACGAACCCCGGATCTGAATTGCTACTGGGTACAGCCGTTGCCGATGGGTCAAGCGTCACCAGCGTTTCGCACACGTACAACATCGCCAACAGCCAAAACGTGCTGATCATCAAGCCAAGCGATGAGACGGTGAACAACTCGACCACCTTTCAAGACGATGACGATTTTCAGTTTACGGTTTCTAGCGGTGATCAATGGGAGATTCGCACAATTCTGATCATTGACAATCCCGATGCGTCAGCGGATTTCAAGATGCAATGGTCAATCTCTGGCGGGTCGTTGACTGAGTACACCACTATTCAAGCGGAAATTCAGTCAAACGGGTTTCATACGTCGGGTGATGGAACGATCAACTACGGCGGCTCAGTTACCGACGCGGTGGCCATTGTGGATAGTATTGTATTCGTCGGCACAGGCGGCACGTTGGCCCTGCAATGGGCGCAGGAAACAGCCTATGCAGGCAACACCGTAGTCAATGCCAACAGCGTAGTTATTGCGCGGAGGGTCATAGGATAATGGCCACTACTGTATTCCCCGAAACAGATGACACCGTTACCGAAGCGGCGTGGTCGGCAATGATTGCCGCCCTTGATCGTGGCGCGGTGGATGTGCTATCTGATTCAACGCCTGATGATGGTTATGATTCGGCGCGGCTTACGTTTGATTACAATGACACGGCCAGCATCACTAACGACACGTTGCAGGATATTGTCAGCGTCAACATAGACGAAGGCCAATGCTACGCGGGTACGTTTAATTGCGAAATTGAAAACGATGCTTCAAATGATGACAACTTTGTTTGCGCGGTCACCGTACCAACAGGCGTGAGGGCTTACATTTACGGCCACCGGAAGCAAGGCTTTGCCACGAATAGCGTGGTTGGCCTTGCGTTGGAAAAAACAGCCGTGACAGATGACAATATCCTTATGATTTCTTTTTCAGCGTTTGTTGGTGAGGTGCAGAGCTTGCGCCTTACGCTTGTTTTGTTTGGCGAATCAGCCAGCGGAACGACTAAAATTCAAATGGCTAAAAGTGGAAACTCGTACCCCGCTGAATCCTACGAAATTACAAAATCAAGGCTCTCATTGCGCCGCATCTGGTAAAAATTTATGTCTACTGTACCCAGTTTATCCGAAAACACCGCACCCGATGGGACGGATGTTATATACTCCACCGATGGCACGAACGACGAAAAGGTTCAGATCAAAAACCTGTTGAAAGGTAGCGGGGCCGAAGTACCCGCCGCCAAGATTACCGGGACGGTGGCCCATGAGCAAGGCGGTTTGGAAGCAGATGTTTCTGCGTACTCTGGGCTGGTGAAGATTACAGGCGGGGCCACGTCTGCCGTAGCCGATCCCAATGCTACCGCAACAACTAAAGGTGATCTTCTGGTGCGCGGTGCTTCTGCTCTTGGTCGTGTTGCCGTTGGCACGAATGATCAAGTATTGACCGCAGATTCGACAGAGGCGAGCGGTGTGAAATGGGCTGATGCTGGTGGCGGTGGTGGTGGTGGCATCTTGGTCGTTCCGATGGTTTACTCATTCAATTCTGGGGGCAGTCCCGTACTCGGCAGTCTCGGTTATGCCTCCGCAACCGAAGCGGGGGCGTCCGCGTGGATGTTAGGCACTGGCTATTTTATCGTTGGAAACACTACCTTGCCGAGCAGTCTTACAAGTATCGACAGCGCATATATATGGTTATCGTCGGGGGCTGTCACTGAAGGCGAAGTAAGAATAACGGTAAATTTCGCGTCAGCAGGAGAAGACTTCGAGGCAGGCGGGAGCGTAAACACGCTTACATCAAGCACATGGTACACGCCAGGCGCAACATACGATTTGTCAAAATTTGACATTTCGAGTTTGATGACGGGCGCGGCAGCTGGCGATACGGTTCAAATCGCCGTAGAAAGAACGGGGAGCGAAATTGTTTTGGTTGTTAACGCATTTATTGAATACTCATAATAACATGATATACTTAGAAACCGACAAGACATTCAGCAATTCGATTTCGGCAGAGTTGAAAGCCGCAGGGCTTCCCGCCGCGTTCGGGATGACTACCCGCCGAATCATCGACGGCAAGGTTCAGAAAGGACATTCTCGCGCCCTTACCATCGACGTAGACGAATCCCAGCGATCCACCGTTCAATCGGTACTTGATGCACACGCACCGCACTTCGACCATGCCAATAAAAAGATAGCGGAAGCCAAAGCCGAAGCCCGTAGACGCATAGACGCAATAGCTCCTTTGTGGAAGCAGATGAACGCCGTAAGGGAAAACCCTAGTGATGCTATATTTTCCGAGATTGATGTTATCAGGAAAAAATCAAACATGATTGAAGCACACTTGGCGACGCTAACAGATGCTGAAGCGGGTTTATATGACATTGAAAACAGCCCACTTTGGGACTAATATAAAAACAACCAACTAAGGGAATTGACAATGGCAAAAAGGGACGTACAATACTTTCGCATCTGGCAAAGCAAGCCGATTATAGAAAAGTTATTTATGACTTCCGAGAGTGGAAAGTTAAGAAGAAAGTGCAAGCATCACCTAAAACAGATGGCACCATTCTTTGAGGACTGCATCGAGGAAGCCAAGCGTATTATGGAAGAATTAGACATTGACGGTGTATCTATTCCATTTGAGCACAAAGAGTTCGTTCATGAGTTTGAGGAGTTTCTTCTATCTACAGATGAGATGGTGTCTTACGAAATGTATCAATTCTCAGAGGAACTGATGGAGTTTGCTGATGGGATCTCAGGAAAGGAAGAATTGTCAATCTCGTGGCTTTTTGATGAGAACCAACCACAGCCTGACTAAAATGGCTATTAAGGCGTCAATAAAGATGAATGAAGTAGACCTAATCATTGGCCTCATGTCTGGGGGTGGCTTGGTCGGGATATTGACAAAATATATTCAGTATCAACACAAGGCACACATTGCAGACTTGAATAAAACTATTGACCAGGAACGAGAGAGGAGTGCGGCGCTATTAGAGTCTTCACAGATTGCAGCCCACTCTTTGCCCGCTATTGAGGCACTCTTGAGTGAGAGGATAGAATAATGAATACAGCACCAACACAACTACCAGTACAGGCAGCAAGAACAATACAGGCAGCGGTGCTAGGCTTGCGCCGAGCAGCCGTGATCCATGTTGCAGGCAAGATCGACTTTAGAGATGCCGTGCGCCTAGACGTTATCTTCTCTGACGACGAGTGGACACCTTTTGAGGGTATGTCTGGGTTTGAGACGCGCATTAGCGAGCGTGACAACAGCGGTCTAATCTTAGCCCTAGAGTGCGCTTGGCACAAGTCTTCATTTTTTCCTCCACACTACCACGAGCAAGAGGAGACTATTCACGTCCTGAGTGGATTAGCCACGTTCTTTCTTGACGACGGTAGTGGCGAGGTAAGCGAGGTTGACCTTAGTGACGGGGACGTATTACGCATAAAGCCCAATCAGGCACACGCGGGGTACGTTCACGCAGGGACAAATATAGTGTGCACCTACCGCCCACCAATCCCGCAAGCTAATGCTTGCGATTGCGACGACAGTTGTAAATAAAATCAATCTTGGTAAAATGATGGGTGGCTCTCAGGAACCACGCTGATCCCTCGCTTGCCCTTGGGGGTCGCCTATCTTTTGCCAAATTAAAGCGAGAAAAAAGTATATGAGAAGCATTACAAAATTAACTATTGTTGATGCCCCAAAAGGGTTTATTGGCGCTGATGTTGGATTGCAGACGGCTTGGATAAAGCACCTCAACACACCAGATAACGCCTTGTCCGTACACGTAGATGGGCCCACAAGTGTCTTTAACGTAGTCACGTCGGCTCCTGGCACTACGGGAACGGTCCTTGGTGTCAACTCTATGCAGTCAGGGCTCAAGGTCTGGGCTACTAAGCAGAAGTTTGACCCAGCCAAGGGAGAAACACACTGGAAACTACACGTCAAGGCTGAGAGTATTCCAGATGCAGAGGACCCGTTCAGCAGTGCTATTGTACGTGCTGTATCTCATTTTAATGGCGGTGGAACCTCTATGGTAGATGCTAGGCTAAACATAATGGTAAAGCCCAGACAGGATACCGAGGTCATCCCAGAGGCCCCAATTCCAAGCCCCGAAGTCGAGACACCTGTTGTTGAGGAAGAGCCCGTAAAGCCAGAAGGTCTTGACGAAGTGCTGGTTATCGCTGAGAACATAGCAAGAGAGATCACGGATCTCAGGGGCACACTTAAAAACATCAAGTAAATGGACATTATAGGAATCGGCAAAAGGATCGTGGGGCCCATCCTTGACATCATCAAGGGAAAGCAAGATCGCAAGAAGGCTCTTCAGCAGGTAGAGTCCAAGATCAAACTAGCCCAGACAGAGACTGAGGGAGACTTAGTGCTAAAGCGTCACGAGGTAGAAGCCCTTGCTGTGAAGGGACTCTCTGAGACGTGGCGAGATGAGTACGTTACTGTGTCAGTGGTGTCCATCTTCAACCTGATCGTCCTTGGAGGCATCCTGACAGCCTTTGGCTATCCACAGGTCCTAGAGGGCATAGCCGTCTCCGTAACGGCGTTAGAAGCCGCAGGAGTGGACTTAGGCTTTCTTATGACCGCTGCTGTCCTAACCTCCCTTGGCGTCTACACGTTCAAGCGATCCTAGACGGGCCTCACAAGAGCTTCTTTCTGTTTTGCCGTCTTATCCGCTCTCCGCTCCTTCGATATTTTGCCGCACTGCCCACATCGGTGAGTCGCGTAAATACCTGTTTGGGTTTGGGCGAAGCGCCCTGTTGGAACCATCTCATCAGAGCCACAAACGGGGCAAAGGATCTCTTCACTAGTATCATCTCTCACGGTTAGGCTTGGGTGAAGACTATCCCACCCTCGAAGTTTAAGGTACACCTTCTCTAGCAATAGGACATCCTGATCGTTGTACTTAACCATATCCTTCAAGGCATCGGCGTCACCCGCTAGGCACTTCTTCCACATACTGAATCCCTCGTGCTTAATCTTCTTGTCCTCTACCAGCACCGTGCCGATGTGGTCCAACCTGTTAGACGAAAACTTGAATTTGCGCTTGGCAACCTTCAGTGTGTCGATGCTCTTAAAGACGTTAGGCTCAGGCAGTCCGTGCATCAGGAAGCGAGTGTTCATCTTCTTGATGTCAAACTTGTCCCCATTGTGCGCTACCACGTAGTCTGCGGTGTCCAGCAGTTGCCACAGGGCTTCACACACGTCGAAGTCGTCTCGTGGATCTGACGGGCTCACAGAGGCGTTCAGGATACCGTCACTACCGAGCCACTTTGCACTCCACGTAAGCACCGTCCAGTCCTGTATGATAAAGTCGTGCCCCGTGTACTTATCCCACAGCGACCAAGCGTACACCTCCATAGGTGCCGTCTCGATGTCAAATATAAGGATCTTCTTATCACGAGGGGGGGCGTACTTTAGCAAGAAGTCATTTAGGGTTGATGTTGGTACGCCCAGTTTGTCTGAGATGTACCGCTGCGTGTACAACCCAGTGTCCCAAAGGCGTGTAGCCTCATCTTTCCAGTCCTTCATATGATCAGTCCTCCCATCTACGTGAAAAGCCCCAAACGTCACAGTGTGTAAACGTCTTGTATCTGCCTACACCCCCAATCTCTTCAGATTCAAGCCAAGAGGCAACCTCCGACGGCTCCACTCCCTTGACTACGATGTCGGCAGCCATTCCCAGAACGTGCTTACTCTTCTTGGCACCGCCAATAGACTTGTTGTACTCCTTCGTGCGGTACGCCGAGTTTATTGTAACGGGTGCGTCAAAATGATTGCGCACTTGCTGTAAAAGGGCTACCAGCGAGGGGTGAACCTTCACGATGTCTGACCCATCGGAGCAAGCAAACTCGCCCAGTGCGAAGTTATCACTTAGAAAGGTTTGTGCTCCATATAGCTTCAAGCTAAACCACTCCACCTCATTCTCTTCCTGATTAGAAAACATACCTTCGTACTCTTCTGTTTAACAAGGGGGTAATATACGACTAGAAGCCACTTTTGTCAAAGAATTACCTATAGTCCAGACCACCTTTCGACTAGCTCGTCGTCCATATGGGCAAAAACCTCACTTGGAGACTCTACGCCCTCGATTCCAGGTAGTCTCTTGACCCATTCCCAGTCCCACATATTCTCATCAGTCTTGATGTCTATACAGGCGGGCTTGTACATAGAGGCTTGCTTGATCTCGGTTCTACCGCTTGCAAGGTATTGATCAGGACCACTATCGACATTCTTGTCCTTACACTCGTCATACGGGTTCCAGTTACTCTTGTCTAAAAAATCCCTAGAGAAGTATTTCCCTGCTCCACACTTGAACTGGTGGTCGAATACCAACTGCCCCGTCTTGGAGTTAAAGAAGTGTACGCCACGTACCTCCTGATAAAAGGGTCTTTTTTTCGCCACCCCCTCAAAGACCCAAGGGGCAATCAGGTCATCTGACCCGACAATCATCACGCCCTCGATGTCTAGCATACGGCAAGCGTCGATCCCCTTGTTGAATTTGGCTGCCAGTGGCTCGTTGAGGCTGAACGCCTTTGGTGGATTTAGTTCATTCCACAGGTTACACTCCAAGTCCGACAGCACGGGAACCACGAACAAACGAAGGCCCCGCACGTCTAGCGACTCGTAGTACCCAATAACTCTTCTGGCTAGTTCTTCCCGCTTGTGAATGGGGATAACTACGGCTATATTCATCATA